CCAAGGCAATCCACTTTGTTCACAACTAAGTTTATCTGCTTCTGAAGCTGTTGCGGGTGTTGTTGGGTGGCTATGAATTATAGCAATAATATCTCCTGTGTTATCTGCTTTTACATAATCTTCTGGGTCTAAAATAAAACATTGATGAGCAGTAATAGCTAAATTTCTACAAGGAAAATATCTTTCTTTACCTTTTATGTTTAATAACAGTCCTACAGATTCTTTAGGGTCTTGTTGTTGCGCGTGAATAAGCGCATCATCTTGCCAAGTCATACACCAATAGTACCAATAGAGGGAAACTCAGCCCGCGTACATTGTCTTTTTGGCGCTCTAATGCCAGCCAAATCAAACACCGCAGCTAGTTCAAATGTAACTATCTCTCTATTTTCTTGTGATTTTCTGTCTATTTGATATATTTCTTGCGGAAACTCAGCATTAGTGTCTGGGGTTCCATAAGGATTAACACCGCCTACAAAATTTACAGCATCAATAAATTTGGCAAGAGTCCTAATACGTGTAACTGTCGCCCCGGTTAAGTCATTTCCTGTCGTAGTTTCGTTAACAGTAAGCAAAATAGATGTGATTGTGCCTAGTGCATTACTAACTGTCAGCGTTGGTCTTGGTAACTGTCCTTTTTGGTACTTAAAACCATCTACTTCAATCGGGAATCTTTGATAAGAATTACCTTTCCAAACGATTTCGCCGTTAGAATTTAAACTACTGCCCGCGTGAAACCTATAAGTTGATGCAGAACCATGTAAAGCTGAAGTTGTAGATAATTCAAAAAGCTCAATAATCGAACTAGGGTTTATATTTTGAAGATCACTAACAATCGCAGCTGTACTCATGGTTCAAAAACCTCTCTAAAAGTTGCATTTATTGTGGCTCTGTTTAGGTAAGGTATTGTTTTTGTCCAGCTTTCACATACAAATTGTCCAGCACCAGAAACTGTAACCGATACGTTTCCACTATTTGTAGCACTTGAAGCGGCTGTAACTGTTAATGTATTTGCATCAGCGGCAGTAGCAACAATAAAAGTACCATCTGTAGCAGACCCAGAAGTGTAGTCTATGACTACTGTTTCGCCGATTGCTATACCATGATTCGTGATTGTAATTGTGACTGTAGTGCCTGATTGTGAATAAGTACCAGTTTTTGTAAAGCCTTCACCCGGTGGAGTGAAAGTAAAACTAGCAGAATCATTAGCTCTACTATCTAAAAATGCCTCGATAACATCTGCATCAGTTTCTGAAACTTCAAACCTTAAAGAATAAATTTTAGGGTTTTGATGACTAGCCAGCCCGAATAATATTCTGTGTTCGTAGCCATCGCCAAATCTTATGGTACGAGTTGCTGGTGCGCTTCTTTTTGAAACACCATATTGAGGATTAATCGAGGGAAAAGTTGCCATTATGCTAATAAACCTCCGGGTCGTTTTTGGTTTACAAGTTCTGCAGTTATAGCAGCACTAAGAACGTGACCTAGTTGCCTGCCTCTGTTTTCATCGCCTTCTACAGAAGAACCCGAAGCATCAACATTAACAACTACATTAGTACCACCACCTGTAGAAATGCTACCGCTTGAAGATGGTGTAAATATTTCAGGTCCACGTTCCCCGACCATATAAGAAGAACCTCTCATTACTGCACCGCCGTTCGCCCTACCACCACTTAAACTAAAGAAACTACCAATACCTCCTCCCAAGCTCCCCAGAAAAGCATTAACCCCATAAGTAATTAAAGACCTCTGAATCTGGCTAAAGACGCTTCTAGCCACATCTCCGAGGGTTCTAGTACCATTTATTGCTCCTTCTATCGCGTCTACTAATCCTGTTCGTATAGACATTGACATATCAGTATAAAGTTTTGTTAGCTCTGTAACCTGATCAAATTCTTGGCTGTTTTTATTTAAAATTTGGTCAATAATACTCAATCTATCTTTTTCAGCAGTTACAGTTTTTTGTACCTCTGCGCCTGTTGCCGCTTCATTTTCTAAAATTAAAATTTGTGCATTAATTCGTTTTTCTAAATCCATAGCCATTCTTTGTATTTCATTCGTAATTTGAATCGCGTCTGGAATATCATTTGGCCTTATTCGTGTTGTCTGATTACTTATCCCAGTTACAACTTTCATCATTCGATTTAAAGTTGCTACATCTTGTACTCCTTCTGGTTGTATGCCACCTAAACCCGCTTTGAATCTGTCTACAGCTTCAAAAGTACCTCCAAGAGTTAATGCCGCACCACCTTTTGCAAGTTGTCTGGACGCCTCCCCTACGACTAGATCATTCATTAAAGCTATGGCTTCTGCAAATCTGCTAACCAAATCATTTACCGTATCGAGAATACCTTTCAAAGAAGGTCCCAAAGCCTTATCCAGTACTCGTACCAAGTTACCGATTTGATTGACAAGGTTACTAAATTGTTGAGACAAAGTACTTTGAAACTCTTCAGTTGCTTTAAGAGCCACCCCAGCAGCGTCTGCCTGATTTAATAAATTTTGATTAAATTTAACAAGATCATCATTAATAAGCGGGAATACAGCCTTCATAGCCTCTACACTTCCAAACAGTTTTGCTAATTGTTCCGTTGTCGCACCACTTTTTGCTATTTCTGCCAAAATTCCCTCAAAACCTTTCGATTCTAAAGCAGCTGCATTAAATGAAATTCCTAGTTTTTTAGCAATTTTTTCTGCTTCCCCAGTAGGTTTTAATATTGATACGATTGCTTGATTTAATCCTGTAAATGTCTGTTCTACTGGCACACCTTGCGCTGTAATTGTAGCTATAGCAGCGTTTAATTCATCAATACTTATACCCGCCGCTGAAGCTGTAGGTGCGATTCTACCTATCTGCCTTGCGTATTGGTCAACAATAATTTTACCGTCATTTTGTGTTTGTATAAATCCATCTACTATTTTTGCTGCCTTGTCTGATTCCAAGCCGAAAGCGTTCAAGACACTTGTAACAGCATCAGAAACAGTACCAAGCTCTGACATTCCACCAACAGCACCTAAAGCTGAAGCCTCAAGTACTTGTGAAGCCTCTGCTGCGTCTGTAAAACCCGCTGAAGCTACGTCATAACTAGCTGCTAATAATTCTGTTTGGGAATATGCGCCTTCTAAACTATTGCTTAAATGTAAAAGATTATTTGAAAGTACGTCTACATCAACTCCTAAAGTTTTTACCGCTGTCCTTGCTTGCTCTGCTTCATTAAAACCTTTGAAAAAATTTCTAACACCACCAGCTACCAGTAAACCCCCGGTTAAAAATCCAAACGCCTGACGTAAACCGCCAACCGATTTTGTTAATTGGTTTGATGCTCCTTGAGCCTGACGTAATCCACGAACTGCTTGTTGTGAATTAACTCTCAGGTCAATATTTGAAATAGCCACAAATTTACCTGATTAGTTACCGAGATCGCGACTTTGATTCTTCAATGTGTCGTTTTTCTCTTTCTGCCTTTAGTTCAAAATAAGCTGCGTAGAAAATAAATTCTTGGTCAGTTAATCTTGTTCTAAGTTCGCCAACTGTCATGCCTAGTTCGCAAGATAAGAAAAACTCAAAATTAAGCCAACTATCTTGCTCTAGTCGTTTTTTGCTTCGCCTAACTCAGGTTGATTTTCCATACCGAACAAAAATAATTCAAGTTCGTTAAGAATTCTTTCTGGTAGTTCGCGTTGTAGTTTTGGTGCATCAGCTAAAGCAAAAGCCTTTGTACCATCTTCCAATTCAGCAAGTTGGCACAACACACGCGTACTAATTGCAAGTGCATCTGCACTATTTGTAGCCGCGTTTGCTGCGATTCTGTCAGACCTAGTTAGTGGTCTGAAATATAAGTCGACTACTTTGTTACCAGCTTCGTCTTTTAGTTCAAACTTACGTCTTTCTCTAACGTCAAAAGCGGTTGTTAGTAAATCAACAGTGCGAGGATTTGGTGTCATAAATTAAACAGCAGAAGTAATAGCACCATTCGAGGTAAATGATACTGTAATGGTTTCTAAATCTCCAACAGAAGCGCTAAAGTCAGTGCTTGTAACAACTCCTGAGAAAGAAAGTTTTTTAGATCCTGACGTATCGAGAAATAACTCGAATTGTGCGTCTCCAGCATCTTCAGCAACAAGACAATCTTCTACAAAAGTTTCTGTTTCGTTGCTTGATGCAGCAGTATAGAGAAGTTCTACGCTACCAGTAGCAGAGATTAATCCACCGACATACGCTCTAGAAGTGTCGCCATGATCGGTACACTCTAAAAGTTCTTTGTTTACAGTAAGAGACCAGTTTCTTGTACTAACAACAGCCTCTGTAGTGCCAGAGCTGTTTTTAAAGTTAACTGATCCCTCTTCACCACGATAAAATGCCATGATTTAAATTTAGGTTAATTGTCTACATATTAACCCTAAGAACTAGGATTAACAGTAGTAGAAGTTTTCTTTGATTGTTGTTTCGCCATGTACTGCTTACAACGTGGGTCCCAGAGTGCTGGGTTTCGTTTGCCCTTGACTGCTTCGATAGCGTCAAGCATTTCTTCAGTAATTTCAGTCATAATTCCTCATAGGCTTCAAAGGTCATTCTAATTTGTGTTTGAAAAAACCCTTCAGGTTCAGGGTTTGTAACAGGTGCGGGTCCAATAACTGGGTCAAAGACAACACCTGAAACGACTTGTCTATTATACAAATCGCGAATACGCTTCCCAATCACATAATTACCCCCTGCACCTATGCTTTGTCCAGTAAATATATTGATTGTAACAGCGCCAACAACTTTGTTATCAGAATCACTCGTACCACCCAAACTTAAATACTCTCCCTCTCCAAAAGCTAATAACATTTGAACCCAGCTACTACTTGGTGTTGGCGTATAACTTTGGTTATAAAAAATAACCGGGATGGCGGGGCTAGATGCTAATTCTGTATTTAGCCTACCTTCTACAACTCCTCTTACTGTGTTTAAGTCTATTGCAGCCATTATGTCCTCCTAAGTATCTTTTGATATTCTTGTTGC